GATGGTACTTTATCAGAAGGACATTATAAAGTTTTAGTTTTATCTGGTTCTCCGTCTGGTGCATTTGATTTAACCATAGATCCTAACGATCAACAAAAGTGGTTTTTTATAAAAAATTCAACTAATCAAACTGCCACAGTAAAACAAGGTGGTGGATCAGGAACCACGGTAGCTTTAGCCACTAACACCTCTGGTATAATATTTGCTGATGGCACTGGTGCAAATGCGAATGTAGCATCAGTCCCAACAGATTTAGTAGGAGACACGAGTCCCCAGCTTGGAGGAGACTTAGATACCAATGGCAACGCAATCTTATTTGGATCTAGTAAATGGGCAATATCATTAGATACTGGTGATAATGAATTACTATTTAAGTATAATGGCACAACTGTATTTAAATTAGGATCTAATGGTGCAGTAACATCAGCAAATAATATAACAGCTTTTGGAACAAGTTTATAATGGCAGCATTACAAGCATCTGGAGCCATATCACTTCAAGATATTGAAGAACAATACAATCCTGGAACAAACTTACCAAGTCGAGGATTGAGTGAGTTCTATCTTGGTGGTTCATTGGTTCGTGCTAATGCTGGTAATAATTCTTCAACAAATATGTCGGCTGGTGTGCCTACTTCTGGAACAATTTCATTTAATGATTTTTATAGTAAAGAAAGAGCTTTTAAAAAAACATACTCATCAACTGCCACAAATCAAAGTGCAGATAGTGTTTTTGGAGATGACTTTGAAGTAGACTATCCAAAACAAATTGTCATAGATTCATCTCAAACAGTTGGATCAACTAGTACATCTAATGCTGCTTTAACAATAGAAAGCAATGGTGTTGGCTCTATTACTATTACAAATAATGGTAGTATC